ATTTACAAAAATGGAGTTCATTATCATTAATTTTATTAAATGATATTCGTTATCATTATTCAATAATTAAAAAAACACATCTTAAATGGTCTAAATTAAATATATATAAAAAAGTATATAACATATTTAATCTTACTATAGACATAAACGAGATTTTAAAATGTTAACTATTTCAATATGCTCATTATTATATGCAATATTTAATGGTGTACTACCATTATTTGCAGGTTGAGTAATATCTATATTTGGATGTGTCAATAATAAATTAACTATATCAATATTGCCATTATTACAAGCAATATATAAAGGAGTTAAACCATTTATTGTTGCATCATTAATACCTATATCTGGTTTACCAATTAATAAATTAACTATTTTAATATGACCTTTATGACAAGCTATAAATAATGGAGTAGCTCTATTATTAGTTGCATCATTAATATTTATATTTGGATGTTGAAGTAATAAAGTAACTATATCTAAATGACCATATTGGCAAGCTATAAATAAAGATGTAATACCTACATTACTACGTTGATTAATATTTGTTTTAGGATTATTAAATAATAAAGTAACTATATCTAAATGACCATTTTGACAAGCTATATATAACGGAAATATATCATCGTTTCTAGATAGTGTAATATTTATATCAGGGTGGCGTAGTAATAAAGTCACTACTGTAGTATGCTTATTATAACACGCTATAAATAACGGTGTACTACCACTATTTGTTTGATGATTAATATCTATACTACTATGACTTGATAATAAATTAACTATTTCATGATATCCTTTTTCACATGTCATAAACAATGGTGAAATATTATTATTTGTAGGTTGATTAATATCAATATTTGTATTATCAAGTAATAAAGCTATTATATCTAAATATTTATTTTGACATGCAATATACAAAGATGATACACCATCATTTGTAGGTTGATTAATATTTATATTAGGATATTTTAATAATAAAGTTACTATATTTATATATCCATTGTTACATGCAATATATAATGGTGAAATACCATTATTATTAATATAATTAACATTTATACCTGGTTTACTTAATAATAAAGCAACTATATCATTATATCCTTTTTTACAAGCAATATATAGCGGATTATATAATCCAGTGTATATCTGATTTAAATCTATTCCAGTTATATTATTTTTATTTATAAAAATTTTATATTCATTAAATTTATTTAATAATATATAATAATTTGAATAATATATACTATTTCTTTTTTTAAATGTAGATATCATATTATCATATGTTAAAAATGTAAATGATATTATATTTAAATAATCTTTATTATTAGTAAACTGTATATTATCTGTATTTAGTTCTTCTGTTTTTTTTTTATTATCAAAATATATCATTTTATTATTTACATATATAAATGGTCCTCTTTCTACTCTTACTGAACGATATTTTAAATATATATTATATTTTGTTTTTGATTCAGTTAATGTATTGCATATATTAAATAATTTTATCCAATTATAATTTATTATTTTATCATTATTACAGAATTTTAATTGATTTTCACATATATAAAATGCACATGCATGGTCAAGTATATCTATAATAATACCAATTGATTTTTTTAATAAAGTTAGATCTATTCTAGTGTTTATATAAAATGTATTAAATGTAATTAATTTTTGTAATAATAAAGAACTTAATATATTAATTATAAAAAATATATCAACTTTAGTTGTACCATATATATATATACCTCGTTCATTTAGTATTGGCGTTTTATTAAATAAACTATATATTATTTCTGCAAAGTGTTGTTCATTTTCTTTAGATTTTTGTCTAGTTAATGGAGGTGCTATATTAGATGAAGGTGGTATATTAGATGGTTGTATAAGATCATCTAATTTAATATTAAATCTCTCTTTCATATAGTATAATAAATTAATTATTTTACTTTCATCTAAAAGACTAGTAGGTAAAAAATCAGTTAATAATTTATATGAAATATGATCACCAAATATATCATTTATATCCATATTATTTAATTTAGATTGAACACATTTAGAAGTACTATCACTAGATAAAAATATTATAAATATTGATATCATCCAACATGTACCAATTCTATTATAAAATTTTATATTATCACACTTTATTATTTTAGTATTTTTTTTATTACAAGCGGGTGCTCTATAATCTAAATAACCATTACCATATTGATTTTTAAGTATCATATATTTATTTTTATATTTAATATATTTATAATCCATATCTATATATTAGGGAAAGAATATTTATTTTTATAGATTAATTTATACACCCAAAAAAATCGGTTTTGTGCCATTTAAATTTAAACGTATTAAGACATTTTAAATTTAAATGGCACAAAACCGATTTTTTTGGGTGTATATCTCAATCATTATTTTATTAGCCATAATATAATCATATACTTTATAAGGAATTTTTTATATACACCAAAATCTCAAAGTATATAATATATGAATAAAATCATCAATAGAATTTATAATTAAATCATTTTTATAATATTTTTTTAGAATTTCAAAATTATCTTCAGATTCTAAATTTTTATATAATTCTGAATTATGTAAAAAATCTGGAATTTCTGAAAACTCTATATTATATATATATTCTGTATGAGATAAATCTAATTCATATTTAACCCATTCTAAATTATCTATATGTTTAATAATTAAAGTTTCATCTTCCTTCGGTTTAAAAGTATTTGCAACTAAAATATCAACTAAATATAATTTTCCTTCTAAATTAACTTATAAATATGAATCATTATTATTTATAGGTTCAATAAATTCATTTTCATAAACATTTATGACAGAACCACTTTTTGTTATTAAATATGGATTTATTAAATATGGATTTATTAAATCCTCATAATAATTATCATTATAAATTAAGTTTATACTAAATATTAAAAAAAATATATTAAGTTTATACTAAAATTAATAACACATTATTAATTTTTCTTTATAATAAATATTATATTTAAATATTAATAGAATATTAAATTAATAATGCGTTTTACATCTTTAAAAGATATTAGTGATAAATATTCTATTGTATTTAATGATAATGAATTACCATATACTAATTTAATTCTTGAAATGTATAATAATGAAAATATTAATCCTAAAAAATATGATATAGAAGATGTAGTTATATTAAATTTAATTGGTCAATATTATCATCATATTTTTACTAATAAAGTAATAAAAAGATATTATTTTTCCAGATTTTATTATCGAGCAAAAGATTATGATTTAATGAAAAAATATTATCTAATGGCTATTGAAAAAGATTATGGACCTAGTATGCATAATTTAGCTTGTTATTATTATAGTGTTGAAAAAAATTATGAATTAATGAAAAAATATTATTTAATGGCTATTAAAAAAGATCATGTATCTAGTATGAATAATTTAGGATATTATTATAAAAATTCTAAAGATTATGAATTGATGAAAAAATATTTTTTAATGGCTATAGAAAAGGGTAATGTAAATAGTATGAATAATTTAGCTATGTATTATTTTTCAGAACAAAATTATGAATTAATGAAAATATATTTTTTAATGGCAATTGAAAAAAATCATTTAATTAGTATGAATAATTTAAAAAATTATTATTTTGATAAAGAAAAATATAATATATTAAAATTTTATAACTTGTTGTATAATTTACAACCACAATCTGATATTGTTATAAAAACAATGAATAAATTATATTTAGATAATAATAAAATTATTGAATATCAAAATAAAATAAATATAAATCAAAATAATATTAAAGAGTGTATTATTTGTTTTGAATCAATAATACATATTCCTCTTAATTGTAAACATGAAGTTTGTATGAATTGTTATTGTTTTGTCGATAAATGTTTTTATAGATGTTATTAAACTTTTATCTTTATTTGGTTTAAATGTATTTGCAACAACTAAATGGTCTAGATATAATTATTTTTCTAATTTAACTTGCAAATATAAATTATTATTATTAATAGGTTTAATAAATTGATTATTATATACATTGATGACAGAATCACTTTTTGTTATTAAAAATAGTCTTATTTTTTCTGAATAATCATCATTATAAATAATTTCATTAGCATTAATGATTTAATTATTTCTTTATTATCATATAATCATTATCCCAAAGTGCTTGAGAAAAAACTTTTTTATATTACAAAATTGATAATATAAAACATATAATTATTATATTAATTGTATGTTTTAATAAATTATTAATTTATGAAACTATAACTGATAATTTATGTTTAAATAATTGTTCAGATTTTAAAATAGATATTTTTTTGTTATTTTAATTATATTAAATAAATGTTATTAAACTTTTAATTTTCCTCTATATATTTAACACATTCTAAATAATTATTCCTTATACCTAATCTAATATATTTTTCTTTTTTCCATTCACAACCATTTTCATGAGCATATTTTAGTATCGATAAATGACCATAAGCTATTGCAGATGTACATGTAAAAGAATCCCATGGACAACCATTTTCATGAAGATATTTTAAACAAGATAAATGACCATTTTTTGCAGCATTTGCACATGTAAATTTATCCCATGGACATCCATTTTCATGAGCATATTTTAAACAAGCTAAATGACCATTACTAACTGCATCATAACATGTATATTTATCCCATGGACATCCATTTTCATGAGCATATTTTAGTATTGGTAAATGACCATTTTCAGCTGATTTATAACATATAGTTAAATCCCAAGGACAACCATTTTCATGAGCATATTTTAAACAAGCTAAATGACCATTACTAGCAGCATAAAAACATGTATATTTATCCCATGGACATCCATTCTCATGAGCATATTTTAATAATGCTAAATGACCATGTTTAGCAGCATTTGAACATGTTGATGAATTCCATGGATAATTCTTTTTATGACAATATTTCATTAAATTTAATAATCCTTTTTCTGTACAAATACTAATTATATTTTCTTTAATACATTTATATCCTATTAATATTTCTATTTCTTCAAATAATAAAAAATCATAAAATATTTCTTTTAATACATATAAATATTTCATAATTAAAATTTTATTTTCAATTATACAATCATAAATTTCATATGATATTATATTTATACACCAAAATCTTAATGTGTATAATAAATGAATAAAATCATCTATAGATTCTATAATTAAATTATTTTTATAATACTTTTTTAGAATATTAAAATCATCCCCAGATTCTAAACATGTTTTATATAATTCTGAATCATGTAAAAACTCTGGAATTTCTAAAAAAATTATATTACATATATATTCAATATGAGATAAATCTAAATTAAATTTAACCCATTCTAAATTTTCAAAATAATTATTTAATATATCATTATCTTTATGTATAATAATTAAATAATTATTTTCATTTGGTATAAAAGTTTTTGCTACTAATTCATGAACAAAATATAATTTATTATTTATTTCAACTTGTAAATATGAATTATTATTTTGTTCTGGTTTTATTTTTGTTCTTATTTGATGTTTATATATATTTATAATTTTTTTACCATTATTATTAATAAAATATTCAAAAAATTCAAAATAATTATCTAATTTATTAGTTAATTCAACAAAACCTTTTATTGATTCCATATTATCTAAATAATAACAAATAGATTTAATTGTAGTCATATTGTTTAATAAATATATTTATTAAATAATATATATTATTCTCAATTTTTTAATTTTCTATAATTGATAATCATTATACAAATGATTATTATTACAATAAATTATATATTTTATAATTTATTACTCTTAAAAATACACGAAAAATTGATGAAATTTATTATTCTAAAATATCTTCTATTTTACCTTCAAATATTATATTTATATATTCTTTAGGTATTTGTTTTTCTAAATATATCCAACCTATTCTAGGTCTTCTTTTTTGATCACAATGATCTTTATATGTTTCATTTTTATTCATTTTTATATTTGACCATATTGTATCATTATTTTTTAAATTTACTAATATTATTTTAAATTTATTATTAAACCATTCGCGACCATCTAAAAAAATTATTTTTTCCCATTCCTCAATTGGTCCAAAAGATATTGGTCTAAGATATGTAAAACATTTACATTCATATTTATATTTATATTTATTATCAACAATTAAATCACCACTATTAATACTATTCGTACATAAGATATTATTTTTATTTAGACAAAATTTAATAATATTTTCACTAACAATTTCAGATAAACTAGGATTTATAGGTTTACAATTATATTTTTTAGATAAATTTTTATATGTTTCATAATATAATAAATCTGTTTTATAAAATTCTAGAACGCCATCTTTATCTAAATTTTTTTTATTCATCATAATAAAATAATATATTATTATTATAAATATAAATATATATATAAATCAATTTTTATAAATAACAAAAAATTGATTTATATATATATATATTTATAATAATATTATATTATTATAATGACAACTTATAATTTAGCTGAATTTTTTGCTGGAACTGGGGCATTCTCTCTAGCTTTTGAAAATACAAATAAAGTTAAAACTATTTATGCTAATGATCTATGTAAAAATAGTGAAAAAATTTATAATGAAAATTTTGATAATAAATTAATTCTAAAAGATATCCATGATTTAAAAATTGAAGAAATTCCTAAAATGAATATTTTAACTGCTGGATTTCCTTGTCAACCATTTTCAATTGCTGGAGAACAAAAAGGTTTTAAAGATGAACGTTCCAATACTTTTTGGCAATTAATTAAAATTATTAATCATCATAAACCTGATGTTGTTATTTTTGAAAATGTTAAAAATTTACAATCTCACGATGAAGGCAAAACATTCAAAACTATTACATCTGAAATAGATAAATTAGAATATCATTATAAATATAAAATATTAAATACATGTATTAATTCAGCAATTCCTCAAAATAGAGAAAGAATTTATATTATATGTTTCAAAAATAAATCTCATTGTGATAATTTTTTATTTCCAAATCCAATAAATGATAATAATAAATTAAAAATTAAAGATATGTTTGAAGAAAATATCCCCGATAAATATTATTATAAGAACACATCTACAATTTGGTCTAAATTAGATGAATGTGTTATAAATAAAAATTCTATATATCAATATAGAAGATATTATGTTAGAGAAAATAAAAGTGAAGTATGTCCAACATTGACATGTAACATGGGTACAGGTGGACACAATGTTCCAATAATTAAAGATGATAAAGGGATTAGAAAATTAACACCCAGAGAATGTTTTAATTTTCAAGGATTTCCACAAAATTATATTTTACCTAATTTAAGTGATAGTGCATTATATAAATTGGCTGGAAATGCTGTATCATATCCAATTGTTGAAATATTGGCAAATAAGATTATAGATATATTAATGGATGATGAAGTTTAAAAAAAATTTAATTTTATTTATTAATTTTCTTCAATATATTTTACACATTCTAAATGATTATTTTGTTTAGCTAATAAAATACATCTAGGTTTTATCCATGGACAACCATTTTCATGAGCATATTTTAAACAATCTAAATGTCCTTCTCTAGCAGCATATGAACATGTAATCCAATCCCAATCACAACCATTTTCATGAGCATATTTTAAACAATCTAAATGACCATGTAAAGCTGTATATGAACATGTATCTTTATCTCTATCCCATTTACACCCATTTTCATGAGCATATTTTAGTATCGCCAAATGACCATTTTGAGATGCATAAAAACACGTGTCTTCATCCCATTTACACCCATTTTCGTGAGCATATTTTAGTGTTGTCAAATGACCATTTTTTGCAGCAATAGAACATACTTCGCTACCCCATTTACATCCATTTTCGTGAGCATATTTTAGACAATCTAAATGACCATTTATTGCAGCATAATAACATGTATTTGCATTCCATGAACAACCATTTTCATAAGCATATTTTAGACAATCTAAATGACCATTTAAAGCAGCTTTATAACATATAGTTAAATCCCATTTATAACCATTTTCGCGAGCATATTTCATTAAATTTAAAAATCCATTTTCTGCACAAATTTTAATTATATTTTCTGAAATATAATTAAATCCTAATAATATCTCAAATTCTTTAATAAATAAAAAATCATAAAATATATCTTTAAATATTTCTTTTAATGGATTTATATATTTTATAATTATATTTTTATTATTAATAATACAATCATAAATATCAAATGATATTTTATTTATACACCAAAATCTTAATGTATATAATAAATGAATAAAATCATCAATAGATTCTATAATTAAATCATTTTTATAATACTTTTTTAGAATGTTAAAATCATCTCCAGATTCTAAACAAGTTTTATATAATTCAGAATTATGTAAAAACTTTGGAATATTTATAAACTCAACATTATACATATATTCAGTATGATTTAAATCATAATTAAATTTAATCCATTCTAAATTATTAACATGATTATTTAATATATTATTATCTTTATGTTTTATAATTAAAGATTTATCATCATTTGGTATAAAAGTATTTGCAATTAATTCGTGAATAAAAAATACTTTCCTATTTAATTCAATCTTTAAGTATGAATTATTATTTAGTTTTGGCTTTATATTTATATTTATTATTTTTTGATTCCTATCTATTATTATAATTTTTGTACCATCATTATTAATATAATAATAATTTTTTATAAAATTATTTAGTTTGGATTCTTTAATTAATTTCATTCCATCTAAATTATTATTTGAAGATTTAATTATATTCATATTATTTAATAAATATATTTATTAAATAATATATATTATTTTCAATTTTTAATCGATGCAATTGCGTTAATATAAATAAATGATCATATTTTATTATATTTAAATATGATTTATTATCTATAATATATCATATTTCATTATATCTAAATATGCTATATTATCTATAATACATCCATTTTCATAAGCATATTTTAGTATCGCTAAATGATTATTTTTTATAGCATATCTACATGTATCACTATTCCAATTACATCCATTTTCATGAGCATATTTTAATATCGCTAAATGACCATTTAAAGATGCCACAGAACATGTCCATTCATTCCATGGACAACCATTTTCATGAAGATATTTTAGTATCTCTAAATGACCATTTTCAGCTGCTTCTCTACATGTCCATTCATCCCATGGAGAACCATTTTTATCCCATGGACAATTATTTTCATGAAGATATTTTAGTATCTCTAAATGACCATATCTAATAGCATTTTGCGTTGTAAAATAATTCCATTCACAATTATTTTCATGAGCATATTTTAAACAAGCTAAATGACCATTTTTAGCCGCATAAGCACATGTAAATATATACCATTTACAACCATTTTCATGAGCATATTTTAAACAATCTAAATGACCATTTATTGCTGCACTAGAACATGTATTACTATAAAATGGAAATCCATTTTTATGAGCATATTTCAGTACCTCTAAATGACCATTTAAAGAAGCAAAATTACATGTATCGGTATCTAATAAAAAACCATTTTCATGAGCATATTTTAAACAATCTAAATGACCATTTAAAGAAGCATTAGAACATGTTCCTTCATCTAATGGAAAGCCGTTCTCATGAGCATATTTTAAACAATCAATATGACCATTTAATGCAGCATTAGAACATGTTCCTTCATCCAATGGAAAGCCGTTTTCGTGAGCATATTTTAAACAATCTAAAAATCCATTAAGAGAAGCATAATAACATGCTTTTATATTATAATAACTATTTTCACGAGCATATTTTAAATAATTTAAATAAAATTTATTATTAGTACAATTTCCTAAAATGTTTTCTTTATTATATCTAAATAATATTTTAAAATCATCTAAAAATAAAAAATCATAAAAAATATATTGTAATAGATTATAATATATTTCTATTATAGTTTTATTATTTAATATATAATTATAAACTGTATATGGAATTTCATTGATACACCAAAATCTCAATGTATATAATAGATGAATAAAATCATCTATTGAATTTATAATTAAATCATTTTTATAATACTTTTTTTTAATATTAAAATCATCTCCAGATTCTAAACAGTTTTTATATAATTCTGAATCATATAAAAACTCGGGAATTTCTAAAAACTTTATATTACAAAAAGATTCATCATTATATATTTTAATCTTATCCCATTCTAAATTATCAATATGATTATTTAAAATATTATTATCTTTATGTTTTACAATTAAAGTTTTATCTTTATTTGGTTTAAAAGTATTTGCAACTAGTATATGAACTAAATATAATTGATTTCCTAATTTAACTTGTAGATATGAATCATTAATTTTAATTTGTTGAATAATTTCATTATTATAAATATCAATAATAGAACCACTTTTAGTTATTAAAAAAGGATCTAAATTACTTGATATTTTATCATTATAAATTATTTCAGAAGCATTATGATATGATTTAATTATATCTTTATAACCATCTTTCCATAGTGTTTCAGATACTTTTTCATAACAATTCATTTCACTTAAATTTGCTCCATTATTTACTAATAATTTAATAATTTTTCCAAATTTATAATTACAGGCAATATTTAATGGTGTATCTTGATTAGAATTTTTTTTATTTACATCTGCACCATTATCTATTAGTAATTTAATAATTTCTTCAGAATTATATACTATAGCAATATGTAATGGTGTTTTATGATCTATTATTGCATTAATATCTATTTTACCTTTGGCAATAATTAATTTTATTAAAGATTTGTTATTTTCTTTACAAGCTTGATGAAGTGATATCATTTTATTTATATTTAATTGATATAAATATTATTTATATAAAAAAATATCAATTTTTCTTAATATAAACTTATTGTTAAAAAATTGAATTTATATATATATACAAATTATAATTAATGATAATATTGATTTGATTTTAAATAATCAAATCAATAATAATATTTTCTAGGTTTAACATGCTCAACTTTTTTTTTAATCTCTACTAGAGATAACAGTAATTCTATTACTACAGATGAATATAATGAATCAATTGATATTCAAAAAAATGAATCAATTGATATTCAAAATTGTATAGTTAATATTTCAAAAATTCCAGATTTCTTACATAATTCATCATTATTTAAAAATTTAGAATCTGATGATGAATTTGAAATATCAATAAAGTATTTTAAAAATAATTTAAATATAGAATCTTATTATGATTTTATTAATTTATTACATACATTGAGGTATTGGGATATTGATGAAATACCATTTGAAATTTATGATTATATTATTGCAAATAAAAAAATATTAATAATAGAATTCCCTAAATTAAAAGATATATTTTTTGATTTTATTCCATTTATTGATGAATTTAAAATTTTAATAAATATTTATGATGATTTAGAAATTTTAGAACAAGATATAATTCTAATAGCAGCACAAAAAGGATACTTAAATTTAATGAAGTATGCTCATGAAAAATTAAAAAAAAATACTAGTCTTTATATTTGTGCATATGCATCAGAAAATGGACATATAAAATGTTTAAAATATGCTTATGAAAATGGCTATGAATGGGATAACCAAACATGTTATAAAGCTGCTAAAAATGGTCATTTAGAATGTTTAATATATGCTCATACAAATGGTTGTAAATGGTGTATGTTCACATGTTGTTTTGCTGCTAAAAATGGTCATTTAGCAATACTAAAATATGCTCATGAAAATGGTTGTGAATGGAATTATCATACACCATATGAAGCTGTTTTAAATGGTCATTTAGAGATACTAAAATATGCTCGTGAAAATAGTTGTGAAATGAATTGGACAATAATTTCTGGCGCTGCAAATAAAGGTCATTTAGATTGTTTAATGTATGCTCATAAAAATTTTTATGAAACAGATAATTTGTTATTAAATGATCCTAGTATTTGTAGTAATACAGCTCAAAATGGACATTTAGAATGTTTGAAATATTTACATGAAAATGGTTGGATATGGGATGAATTTACATCTTTATCTGCAGCACAAAATGGACATTTAAATTGCTTAAAATATGCTCATGAGAATGGATGTAAATTGCATAAAAAAATATGTTTTTATAGTATAGAAAATAACAATTTTGAATGTTTAAAATATGCTCATGAAAATGGTTGTTCTTTAAATAATAATAAATGTTATAATTCTGCAATTAAAAAAGTAAGAGAATCTAATGATATGAAATATTTAGAATATGTATGTAAATATTCTAAATATAATATTATTGATTATCAATTAAATAAATAAATATAATAACATTATATTTATTAAATACTTTTATTTTATTATACTAAATTATCTAGTATCTTGTATATTTTTATGTTTCCATATAGTTTGTAAAGATATATGATTTAATACTTGATAATTTGAAATATTATCATTTGTATAAATTTGTTGTGATATATTATCTTTAAAACCAAATAAATAATACCATGATGGATTAAATGATGGATATATTAATGAATTTAAATATGAACTTAAATATATAACTGTCCCACTATTATAAAATTTATTAGATATATATTGGAGCACGGGAATTAAGAAAATAGATTACTAATAGATTAAAAATAAATAATATTAGTAATTAATAAAGTTCATATTTTTTTATTATTTTATTTATAAATTCTATTTATAAATAAATTAATAATTATTTATAAATGGATATTTATTATTATTCTAAATTAGAAAAAATTTTAAATAAAGAAGTAATTGATATTTTTATAA